TGTGCCAACTTTACTTTGGCCTCGCAAACTAGAGTTAGTTTTTTCATGTATCACCCCGTCATGGATAGATTGGTCATCGTCTCGTATCTTATGGGGGTTGTCTAATACTGGCAGTTTAACATTAGTACGCTTGACTTGTGAAGCAAGAATCGCTAATGCTTTTTTTAATTGGTTCATGTCGTGCCGATATTTGCTCGACGAGACTGACCACCACCGCCACCACCGGTATCTTGTGGTGAAGTCCCTGGAATAGGCTCGGATGCTTTTTTGTCTGGGGAAACCAACTCATCCGCACCATCCATGGTTTTCATGTTTAGGTACTCCCTTGCTTCATTGGGAGTCATAATCCCTGCCTTAACCCCTGCCGATACGAAATTCATTTGGTCAAGCGCAGCACCCTTTAGAAAATCCTTGGTATCGAAACGAATGCAAAGATTTGGGTAGCCACGCAAAAGGTGCTGCTTTAACTTCTGCTCGATGTTAATAATCATCGGGTACATCGTGGTCTTATAAAACTCATCCAGCATGGTCTGAGTATTATTATATTTTTGGTCATCAATTCCGAGCATGGCAGGCGGCACAGAGAACAAACCACAGATGCGTTTCATGGTTTGAACCTTCAATGCTGCCGCTTCTGCATCTTGCAGAGTCAGCATATCGATGGGGGTGTATTTCATACCCTGGTCAAGAAGCATCCCCTGGCCTGCCTTTGACGGGTCACTATTACGGCTTCCAGTCATTGCATTCCATGTCTCTTTGATACGAGAAGCCACCTCTTTGAATTTAGCGTCAGGGATGACTTGGTCAGTGGTGAACATCCCAGAAGGCTTGGCCCCGTTCTGCATTATGAAGTTGGCATAAATGTCGATGTCTTGGTCTAAAGCCACCAACTCAGAAGCAAGAATGCCTTTATTGAAACCAGAGGAGCCTTGCCAAGCCGCCTCTTTAATATGCATCACTTGGTGATAGTCCAACGGCTCATCTTTAGAAAATCCATAAGATGGAGTAGAAAGCCGGTACTGGGGATAACGAGTAGGGGTTAACACTACCGTAATCAAGGTAGCGTCGAGGTTATACATCTCTATGGGAGTAAGGTTGGGGTCTTTCTGGTCTTTGCGCCACCAAAGAGTAAATGACTCACCAGCCAAGTCTTGCCACATACACCACTGATACCAGAACTCATATTGGTTCTGAAAGTTGTTGGGATTTTGCAACAGATTGAGAACTTGCTTGGCTTTTGCCTTGTCCCGTGCGCCTACCGATTCGTCTCGCAGAGCATCCACGAAAGTGCCGTCATCATTCTTGGACATGATGCTAAGAGAGCATTGAGCCAAAGACCGAGCCTTGGCCCCTACGCAAGCCATGACGGTAGAGTTACGGGTTAGTGCAGAGATATCCAGCACCCGCCCCGCAACGGTAGTGCTTGAGGTAGTGACGTAGAGAAGTTGTTGGGCAGTTTGGCCCTTGTTCGCCGTTCCGTAGATGACTTGGTTACCGAGTTGCAGTTGCCCAAGCACTACGTTAGCCTCATTGAGACCGGTATTTTTCCGCTTGAAAATATTCAGAATTCCCATGTTCTACCCCACTTTTTTGATGATTCTACTTAGAAACTGCGGAAACCGAAAGAAGAATTTACAAAAGGATTGTCCAAAGAACAGTGCATGGCAATAATCATAGCAATAATTCCGTCAACTTTTGCGGCTTTGTCGGCCTCATTTTTGCGAACTTTGATGTTGCCGTTCACATCGGTGAACACCTCACAGTTGCCAAGTTGCCAGCCAACGAAAGGATTGCCATCATGACGAATCTGCTTGTTGAGTATCAATTTCTCCACAAACTTCGATGGATTGTTCAGCACCGCCATGCCCTGCCCAACCTTTTTAACTGGAACCCCTGCCTCATATAAACGGGCTACCAACGAAGCAGCGTTGTATGCATCATACCCAACCTCTTTGACTTGATACTTTTCCCACTCCCCGCGAATGTAGTCAAAGATTTCCCGGTCATCCATTACGTTGCCCTCTGTCAATTTGAGGATTCCAGAGGTTATGGCACTGCGAAAGATGTCTAAGTAATGCTTTGGTATTAACCCTAGGCTTTCTTCTGGCAAGAAGAATTTGAAGTCAGCCTCGTAATCGTTTTCCCCGTACCGGCGCAGAGTGCAAACGGCATTAAGGTCACGGGTAGCAGCAAGGTCAAAGCCAATAAATACGGCTTCGGGTTCTGGCTTGGATTCCTTACGAATACAAGCAGGGTTGTCCCAATAGGCGCGGTCAATCCATGCGGCATTAGCCGAGACATAGAGGTTTAGAGTTTTGCAAAGAAACTCGTTCAAGGCTGCGGGTTTGTGCCGTGCCTCATCTGCACGCATTTGAATGGCATCTTCAAATACCGATATGCCATGCATCGGATTAACCTTGCCCCATGTCGATGGCTCACGCCAATCGTCAGCAGGGTCAGGGCGGTATAGCAGGCCAAACCAGCGTGGGTTGTCTGTTGCGTCTCCGTTGAGCATGGCCTCATACATACTCATGTCCTCATAGAACTTGGTGTCCTTGGTAAATGAGGCAGTAGTAATGTAGATGCGGAGCGGGTTCATTCGGGCAACCATGCCTGAATGAAGAACCTCAATTGAATTGCGGTCAATAATCTGGGCCGCTTCGTCAACAATGACGCATGACGGGTTCTTACCGTCACCTGTCTTTTTGGTATCCCTAGAAAGGGCCTTAAACATCGATTGCGTGTCGCCGGCCTTGGTAATCTGGTACTTGGAGACCATGAAGTATCCAGACATGGCAGGCGGCATGGTTTCGACAAAACCCTTCGCCGCATCGAACACGATAGTGGCCTGCTCTCGGTTTGTGGCAAGAGTGAATACCTCTGCCCCCGCCTCACCGAAAACGAGTTCGTATAGGGCTATTACTGCCGTTAGCGTTGACTTTCCAGCCTTGCGAGGAATGAATAAGATAACGTCAGTCACCATGCGTTTGGCTGGGTCACGCTTTGACCGAAAGCCATAAACGGCACAGATGAAGAATATCTGGAACGGCTCTAAAACGATTGGCTCACCAGCCTGTGGGCCTTTGGTGTGGCGCAAGTTGGTGGCGAAATCTAGGATATGCTGGGGGTAGTCAAAGTCAAAGACCCATTCCCACTCTTGGTTCTCATACTGGTTGATGAACCGTTGGCAGGCCAGCCGAATATCCCGGTTGACGTTTATCTGCCCCTTTGCGACATCGATGGCGTACCTAACGCCAATTTGCCAATCCATACTACCCCTTTGGGCCGCGCATCAGTTTTGCCATAGGGGAGTCATCTTCTACCTTCCCTGCCGACAATCTGCTCCTAGGGGTTAATCCCAATTCGTTCATCAGTTGGATGATTAAGGTGGTTGTCTTGTTGCGGATAGAGATAAGCGGGTTAGGGCCAGGAGTAGAGCCGTTGTTGTAATTGATTATGAGAGTGTTCTTGCGGATGCTTCTTGTGCAATGAACGTAGGTATCGATATGGTCAGCCAGCATCGACAAAACGTGCTTGTCTTGGTCGTTGCCAATGCCGTAGACATCAAAAAGAAAAGCGGCGGTTTCTTCGATAAATTTTTCTTTGTCCCAGGCATCAGGGTTGTCCATCCATTCTGCCTTTGGAATTCTTTTGCGAATACTCTGCGGCAACAAGACAGCCTTTTCTCCCCTGGGGCTTGTCCCGTCAATAAGGTGAAGTTCTGGGGGCTTCTTATTCATTTTTTCCAAAAAATTTTCTAATAGTTTTAGAATAACTATTATACCCCCCCATAGTCAACCTACTTTGTGGGGAATTGGGTACCCGGCTTGGTCTTCTTTAACCCGGAAATATTTAAGTTTCTAAAAAAAATCAGGCTTTTTGGTCAATCATTAACAGGTGGTAGTCATTGACTTGATAAGTCATAGGCTCCCCTCCCCCATACCAAAGCACCTTGCCTTTCTTTTCTTGCTGGGTCTTATGACTGTGGCAGTCATGGCAAAGGGATTGGAATAGGTTGTGGTAAAAGGCTTTGGGGCCTATTTGCCGCCATGGGAATAGGTGGTCAACCTCTGTTGCCCCTGTGATGATTCCCCTACTAAAACAGGCCTCGCACAATGGCTGGCGGGATAATTGTCTTGCCCTGTGCCTTTGCCATTGAGCAGTCAGGTAGAAAGAATGGGCCTTATCTCTTTCTTCTGACCTATAAGTCAATTGAGTGTCCCTGCCTCCATGTTGAAGGCAGAAGCTGGAATATCTACTTCTTAGAGTATTGCATCCAAGGTGTGAGCATTTGCTATTGGTTGGGACAGTTGGCATCTATATAAAAGTTAGCCATGTTATTGGCTGGCAATAAGATGGCTAATCTTTGTCTCTATGAGGTAGGCAGACTACCGCACACCAATGAATTTATGGGTCTGGATGCTTACCCGCCAATTGTGTTCTGTTGCTGCTTGTATGCATAGGTTGGTTGCTTTGGGGGATTGGGACAGGGGTTGTACCCAGAAGGGTTTGCCGGCAGGCATCTTGGTCATTACATCCTCAGCAATCTTGACCAAATCTGACTCTTTCCCCAATGGGAATTTGACCTCATTGGCCCTCTGATAAGCCTGTTCTAATACTGTTAAGCCACCGGGCATTCCAATCTTTGGGCTAAGAGTCACAAAGCAGCGGTCATCTACCACAATGGGGTAGGTACCAGAGGTTTCAATTTGGCAAGTTCTACCGCTATCGCAAATGGCCCGGGTATGCTCCCGCAAGTCATACATACAGGGTTCCCCACCAGTAATGACTATATGACGGGCTTGGAACTGATTGAGGCATTCCATGAGGTCATCAACTGAGAATTTAGAGTAGGTAGGCTCATCCTCAGTCTTCAGAAACATAATGGTGGGCGGGATTTCGTTGTCTGGCAAAGTGTCCCAAGTGTGCTTGGTATCACACCAAGGGCATCCGACGGGGCAACCTTGAAGCCTTACGAATATGGAAGGCGTTCCTGTATAGGTGGCCTCGCCCTGAATGGTTTCAAAGATTTCGTTTACGGGTACGGTATTGCTCATAGTCTTGCACCACCTTGGCTTTGTTTTCCCATGGAAACACTACCCAGTCATCTGAGAAAGTGTCTATTGTTTCGATGCGGTCATTTTGGAGGGTGTCTCGTTTGAGTAGCACCACCATTGGTATGTTGCCGTATATTCTTTGGAGCTTTTGATAGGTTTCTCCTGAGTCAGCGATGTCGTCGACGAACAGGCTGGCTTCGCTAGGGCGGTGGACAATGGGTAGGGAGAACTTGTGGCTAAGTGCAAGAGCAAAAGCAAGGCCCCCACGAAAAACAGGGACCAAAGATTGACAGTTAGGTCGGTTGGCTCGTCTGATTGCATCATCGAAATTCTCCCAGGAATAGTATCGGACAGTCATTTGGAATAACTAGCAAAACACTTTCGGGTTTCTTCCACCACACACTCAACCAAAGTGACCCCTGTGCCTTCCAATAATTTGGGGCCAATGATTTCTACCAAATGGATAGCAATGTTCTCTGCCGTTGGGTTGAACGGAACCTCAACGACCGTTGGGTCAATGGCTTTAAGTGCAGCAGCAAGAGGGTCTAGTTCATAAACCAAAAAGTGATGGTCCCAGTTATCTTCCAGCCACATACAGAGGGTGGATTTGATGACTGAAAAATCAATCACCCGGCCAATTTGGTCAAGGGTTGGGGCCTCACAGTGAAAATGCACTCGGTAGTTGTGACCATGAAGATGTTGGCATTTAGACTCATGGTTGGTAACCCTGTGACCAACTGAAATGTCGTGGTATCGAATGGCTTTAACGGTCATTGATTAAACGGAAAAATTCCGACCTCGCTTCTGGTTCATTACGGAAACATCCCCGCATTACTGAGGAAGTCATCTTGGTATTCGATTCCCGAACACCTCTCCAAGTCATGCAATTATGGGTTGCTTCTATTACAACTGCCAACCCCTTTGGCTGGATTAGTTCTTCAATCAGGTCAGCAAGTTGTACGGTTGCCTCCTCTTGAATTTGCGGCCTAGCCATGACCCAATTAGTGAGGCGCACAAACTTGCTAATACCGATAACCCTCTCAGAAGGCAAGATACCAACCCAAGCACGACCAGTAATAGGCACCAAATGATGAGAGCAAGCAGACCGAATAGTAATTGGGCCAAGAGTGTAGATTTGGTCGAGATTTTTGACGTTGGGGAAATCCGTGACTTTCGGGGATTCCGTATAGCGCCCATGGAATACCTCTTTGAGGTACATTTTTGCGACACGCTTGGCTGTCTCTTTTGTATTGTGGTCATTCTGCGTATCGATGATGAGCGTTTCCAAAAGGTTCTGGACAGATTGGGTGACCTCGTCTTGAAGACGCTCCATCTCTCCCGGCATGATGAACTCGGCAATGTTGTCATTCGCATGAAATGACTTTCCAGATTCCTGAATTCGGTTTTTGATTGCTTCCCATGTTTTCATGCTAGTCCCTTATAGTTGGGGGTGTCTGGCAATGCCATCAGCCCTTCTTTCCAAGCCCTGACCACAAGCGGGTCAGGAGTATTTGCCTCCAAGAAACCTTGCGCCCGAAGCACACTGGCATGGTCACGGCCCGTGGGAGGGTATTTGCCATCATAGGCAGTATGAGAGTAGGCAAGGGCATCCATACATCCGTCAAGGGTCTTTGCTAGGGCTATAGATTGCGCCTTGCTCAAATCCATGAGAGGGGTATGAATCTTGAACCGGTCAATACCCAGTGCAGTATTGATTGCCAGTTCTTGGGCATCAATAAAAACTTGCCGGCAGTCAGGGTAGTTAGCATTGTCTTGCTGGCACACCCCAGTCACCAAGTCATAGCAATCTTTTTCCAGAGCATAGTTTGCTGCCACAGTGAGAAAGAAAGCATTTCGCATGGGCACAAAAGTAAGTTCTACCCGGTCACCAATGATTTTATCCATAGTGGCATAGTCTTCATACTGCTCTAGTTCTTCGCCATGAGAAACAAGAGGGCTTCGGCTTTTCAAGAGGTTTGGAATAGTCACAAATTGATGACTTGCAATCTCAGCCATCTTTGCAATGCGGTAGGCAGCCTTAACCTCTATCTCATGCTTTTGCCCATAGTTAAAGGTAATGGCATGAACCTCTTGGAAGTTGGCTTTAGCCCAGTAAAGGCAAGTGGTTGAGTCCTGTCCACCAGACAGAACCACCATCACTTTGTCAGCCTTTTCTGTTGGCTTGCTAGTGGTTTTTTTAGCCTTAGTCATTTTTCTAACCTTACAGTCGGGTTAATAGAAATGCCGCCCCTGGGCATGAAATCGCCGCGAACTTCAATCCAATGCGGTTGCATAAGATTGAATAAATCGTGAGCGATAGTGTTGATGCAGTCCTCATGGAAAGAGCCATGCTGACGGAAACCAAATAGGTACAACTTTAGAGATTTGCTCTCAACCAACCGCTGGTCAGGGCAATACCGAATGGTGATGTTGGCAAAGTCAGGTTGACCAGTCTTGGGGCAGATATGAGTGAACTCTGGACACTCCATTTCTACCTCATACTTGTTGGCAGGAAATTGATTTTGGAAGGTCTCTAAAATTTCGGGATTGTAGGTATTACCGTATTCTGTCCCGGCAGAGCCAAGCAGGGTTAAATCTTTGGTATCACTCATCGCATTTCCTTTCGGGTGGTAAGAAGATTGATTGCATCGTAAACATTTTGTAGTTGTGGTTCACCGCAAAGTGCCAGATAAATTCTGGTGCCAAGATTTTTTTCGACATCCATGGCCCTGCGAACATGGCTAGTAACGGTCATAAATGCCGCCAGCCCACGAGAACTGCTACTTCGTAATGGACTAGCCCCACCTTCCCAAGAATCTTGCTTGGCGAGTAGCGCAATCTCTTTCATGGTGAACCCGCAAGCGGTCAAAGAATTGATGACGGCAGGCGGTGGCGGTTTTTTTAACTCTTTGCGGTTAATGCCCTTGAGAATAGCCCCACCGACATAGTATTGGAGGGTTCCAAAGCGTTGACCGTTATAAAGAGTGCTGCTATCTACAGATTTCGGGCGGTAGTGCTTGATAAAAGGCACATTAACGAAGCCAAGCCAATGAGCATCTCTGTTCTTGTTGATTTCGCAGAACCATTTGACATAGTTTCGGTTCTCACCACCGATGACGATTCCACCGAACATAATGTAGTCAGTGTGTGAGTAGAATTCTTCTAGCCGCTCCAGAGAATCACCCCGAGTAAATACCGGCATGATGTTCTCAAAGCCGGCATCTAGCATCCGGTGGTAATTTTCATAGGTGCCTTCTGGATTGCCAAAGACATCTAGTTGGACGGCTTTATATTCCCAATGACTAGGAATAGTTTTTAGGAATTTCATGTAGTCGTCAAGGCGAATCTCCCTGCCGGTGTTCCAAGCAGTGAAGGCACCAGAATCTACAATCAACCGAAAAGTGCTAGGGTCTTTCTCGCACAAGAAGCGATAGACCGCCTGGGAAAAATAGGGGAAAGCGACGAGGATATTTAACTTATTCGACTTCGACATCATGTAGACCGAGGTCATCAATCAGATTGGTAATCTTTTCCCGCAGCATTTCGTGTTCTTCTTGACTGCATTTGATGACGATTTTTTCTTTAGCAGCAGAGTCAATCGGCTCTATGTTTTCCATGCGGTCAATGTCTGATTGCCAGCCATTGAAAAGCAGATTCAATTCTTCAGGGGTGAAGCCGGTTGCCATTTGCTCGATGTCGGTCATGCCTTGCAATTCCAACTTGAGCAATTCCTCATCCCACCCAGAGTTAAGAGCAATCTTGTTGTCAGCAATGATATAAGCCTTGCGCTGGCTTTCTGAGAGGTGGGACAACCGGATACAGGGCACCTTATCCAACTCCAACAAACGAGCCGCCAAAACCCGCCCATGACCCGCGATGATGGTGTCTTTCTCATCAATGAGAACTGGATTGTTGAAGCCAAACTCTCTAATACTTGCGGCTATCTGAGCAACCTGAGTTTCGCTATGGGTACGGGCATTGTTGGCGTAAGGGATAAGTTTGCTACTAGCAATCTGTTCGATTTTCATTAGTGGTTCCTAGGTAGCGGTTGTCGTTATAGGTGTAGAGCCAAACTTTCTTTCTCTCCTTTGGAGTGACGTTTTCAATTGGCTCCCGAATCACATACTTCTGACGCATGAAATAGCAAAGAGTGGATGAGATTTGTGGTGCTTTGAGGTCTGGTAGGCTTTCCCGAATCTCTT